CTATTACAGGAGCAGCACAAATAGCGGCAATTTCTAACACTAAATTTAATTCAGGAGGTACTCCACCAACAGCACCACCACCACCAGGTGATACATCATTAGGAGCAACATCATCAACATTCACAGCTAATACTAATACTCAACAAACTGATCTTAATAGTCAGAATGTTACAGCTACTAATTTACAGAATATGACTAAGGTAGCAGTATTGGAATATGATATCACTAATGTTCAGAACAAGGTAGCTGTCCAGGAGGTGAAGTCAAGCTTTTAATCCATTTTACTGTAGCTTTATTCCAAAAGTGATCCCCTGTTGAGAAACATCCATTGATAGATATAAATTCTTGAGCTTTATCAATTGACGCTACAGATACTTTTGAATTTACACCTTCTTTAGATGGTACCTGGTAAACATTGCAATAGATTGATTTAATGAAATGATTATCATTCTGCCAATTAATATTATCAAATAGATCAATTAACTTTTGACTATTCATTAGTACAGGTGTATGAGTCTCAAAATTATAAGCAGTAAAGTTGTTATGCTTAAGGAATTCAAGAGTATTACTTTGAGCTATCTTAGTATGTGGTGGATGTTCAGGATTAACAATCAATGGTCCATTATTAATTGCTACATGAGGCTGCCATGATTCACTTAAAAAGAAATCTTTATTCATATAAATAAAATCTCCTCCAATCTTCTTTGCAAAAGTTAAGATTCTATTGGTAACATCACAGCCTCTGATGTTATTGTGTTGATTGCATGGTATATTATTGACTCCTTGTATTTCTTTACCTATGGTATATATCTTAGCATCAGGATATAGATGTCTAATAATTTCAATAGATTGAATAATCTCAAAGTCATAAGTAACCTTGCTATGGTATGGATATACAAAAATCATTTCGAACAAATATACATAATAATTATATGCTAAGAGAATTACCATTATATGATATTGTTATAGATCTGGATGATCCAGAGACTACAGTGTCATTCAATAGCCTTGTAGCTAATCCAGCTCATGAGAAATCATTTGAGACATTCTCACAAAAGATTGCTTATCAATTCAATGATGAGGAGCAAGTAATAACAGGTGTAGCTATTTCTGCTAATACTCCAATTTTTAGAAGAGATCCAAGTACAGGAGAAGAGTATTATGTAAATTTCTCTCCAGCATCAATTAAAGATATTGTATTTGATTATGCTAGAAGAGAAAACTTTAACAATGTTAATCTTGAGCATAATAGTAAGAGAGTGGTAGATGGTATCTATATGATAATGTCTTATATCATTGATGAGAAAAAAGGATTCACAGCTCCTGAAAGGTTTAAAGATGAGAAAGATGGATCATGGTTAGTATCTTATAAGCTTACTAATAAAGATATATATGATGCTGCTAAAGCTGGTATGTTTACAGGATTCTCAATTGAAGGTGTATTCCAATTACTTGAGACTGGAAAAGGATGGGAACATGAATTCAAAGCAATCTATCAAGAATTAAAGCAAGTACAGGAATACATAACATTTTACAATGACTATCCTGAAGCTGTAACTAACAATGCAAAGAAAGGAATTGAGCTCAATCAGAAGTATGGAAATAAATGTGCCACAAGGGTTGGTAGATTAAGAGCAACAACTTTAGCTAATAGACAGACTGTCTCAGTTGCTGTTATAAAAAGAATGTATTCTTATCTATCAAGAGCTGAGGAGTATTATAATCCAAGTGATGAATCTGCATGTGGGACTATCTCTTATTTGTTATGGGGTGGACCAGCAGCTAAACAATGGACACAAAGTAAATTAAAAGAATTAGGAATTTCCGAACAATAAAATATAATAGAATATGAATAAAGAACTAACTACCATTAAGGAATTGATTGCTGAAATGAAAGCACAATTCTCTAAGTCAGTTGACAAATTTGATACAGCAGTTTTAGCTGATGGTGTAACAACTATTGAGTATGATGCTCTTGAAGTTGGTATGCCAGTTTTTGTTGTTGCAGATGGCGAAAGAATACCAGCTCCTGAAGGAACTCATTCATTGAGTGGAGAACTTGCTGGTGTATCTATTGTTGTTGATGCAGAAGGTATCATAACTGAGGTTATTGATGAAAGACAAAATGAAGGAGCTGGAGAAGTTGTTGTTGAAGAAACAACAGCAGAATCCATGAGTGCTGATCAAGTTGAATCAATTGTAAATGCAAAGCTTGAGTCATTCTCCAAAGCTGTCGAAGGATTGGCAGAAATGACTAAGACTATTGTAGAAACTAATAATACTCTTATCAATGAGTTAAGTACTTTGAAAAGTGAATTCGAGGCTTTCAAAGCTAAACCATCTGTAGAGACAAAAGAAGCTGAAAAATTCAGCAAGGTTGGCAACCTAACAGCTAGACAATTATTCTTAAAAAATTCTAAAATCTAATAAAAATGTCGTTAAAAAAATATTTAAGCACAAAATTTAACTGGGATGTATCTGGTTTAGCAGCTTATGTTGATGAGCAAAGAGAAGACTTAATTGTAAAGTCAGTAACTGAAGCTAGAACATTGCAGTATGTATCAATTCAACAAGGGATTAAAGGATCTCAAGAATTGAAATTAATGGATGATTCAATCATTTACCAAGATGGTGACTGTACAATGACTCCTAATGGTGACACTGTGTTCACTGATAGAGCAATTGCAGTTGAGACTCTTGGTTATATGAAATCTTTCTGTCAAAAAGACTTAGATGGTTTCTGGACTCAGTTAGGTCTTAGACCAGGTGCAATGGCTGAAGATAAAACTCTTCCATTTGAAGCACAAATCATCAGCTACTTATTGCAGTTACATTCATTTGAATTAGATAAATTAATCTGGAAAGGAAACAAAGCTACTGGATCAGGTAACTTATCTAAAATGAATGGATTCAGACAATTCTTAACAGTTGCAAATGGTTGTGTTAACTTGAATGCATCTTCAGTAGCAAGTATATCTGCTACAAATGCATTTGATGTATTCTATGAGTGTTTCATTGAAACTCCAGCAAATGTTGCTGAGACTAATGACTTTATCTGTTTTACAGGTCGTGAGAACTTCAACTTCTTAACTAAGAATTTAGTTGATGATAACTTATTCCACTACAATCCAGCTAACATTGGTGACTTGAATGAGTTGATCCTTCCGGGAACAAACATGAGAATTGTTAAAGTTAACGGATTAAATGGATTAGATAACATTTATACTGGTAGAGCTTCTCAATTTGTATTTGGAACTGACTTAAGCTCTGACTTTGAGAACTTTGATTTATGGTATTCTCAAGATGATGATGTAATCTACTTAAGATCTAAATTTAGAGCTGGTGTACAAGTACCTTTCTTGAGCCAAATCGGAGTTTGGAACGGAACATCTTCACCTAACTAAGAAAAATAATGGGAGGGGGTGACTCCTCCCTATTTAATAACATTAAAAAAACAAAAAGCAATGAGCTGTAATATGACACAGGGATATAATGACAGAACTTGTACCAACGGTAAAGGTGGTATAAAATCTGTTATGATATTTCCATTAGAGAATGTAACTGCCTCTACAATTGTAGACAATGAAGTGACTGCTTTGACTGTAACAGGTGAAGTATTTTTGTATAAGTTAAAATCTAACTTATCAAGTTATACGGCACCAATCAGAGTGAATAAAGGAAATGGAACTCTTTGGTATGAACAAACTTTGACTATGATCTTAGCTTCAGATACTAAAGAATTACGTTCAGAGATTCACTTATTAGGACAGAATGAGTGTGTTGCTTTTGTTGAGAAAGCTGATGGTACTGTTGTTGCTCTTGGATTTGGTGAAGGACTTCAAATTGCTGAAGCTTCTGCTTATGGTTCTGGAGTAATTAAATCTGATAGATTAGGTCATGACATCATTATGGGTGGATTAGAAAATGATCCTGTTCCAGATGTACTTTCATCTGTTTATTTATCATTATTAGGTCAACAATCGCCATCTATCTAAGAATTGATTGAAGTGATATTTAAAGGGAGGGCTATGTCCCTCCTTTTTTTGTATATTTGAACATGGAAATAAAAGCAAAGTTTATTGGATCAAAACAATGGTCAGTATTATTGAGCAAATGGATTGATATAAAAAGAGGTGAAGAGGACTTTTACCATTCACTTGGATTTATTCATATATTTGAAAGAAAGAAACCTAAATTAATTAAAAATGCTAAAAATACTGAAGGACTCAACTTCAATTCTGATAGTGACAGTAACGGAACTGACAACAGTTAGTCCAGTTTACTACCTATTTGAATTTGAACATGAGCAATCATTCTTAAAGTATTACTGTATTCTAGATAATATAAGCTTAGCTACAGAAAGATATGATGAGTTTGAGCTTGTTGATGGAGTAGATTTAAATTTTGATTATGATGGATACTATACTTATAGAATTTATCAGCAAATATCATCAACTAATTTAGATCCAATTTTATCTGATGGTTTAGTAGAAGAAGGGAGAGCTCATGTTTATGTTATTGATTCTCCATCTAATGAGTATAATGAAAATATAACATTCAATATATATGAATAAGTTCGAATCAATGTCATTTAGAAAGGACTTTGTCCTACCAGTTGAGGAACAAGATAGATTGCTTGGATTTATCAAATGGGGAAAAAAGAATGACTATCCTTATTTTTTAGTGGACCTTTATAATGGTTCAGCATGGCACCAGGGAATAATCAAGAATAAAACTCACTACATTGCTGGTGGAGGTCTTGAAGTTGTTACTGGTAACTTAGAAAGGTTTCTGAATAACTCCTATTCTGATTTCACAATGGATGAGATTGTTGAGCAATTGACATTTGATTATGAATTATTTGGAGCATTTGCAGTTAAAGGTACTTGGAATCTAGAAGGTACAAGAGTAGCTGTATGGGAATATCTACCATTAGATGCAATAAGAGTATCATCAGATGAAAGAATGTATTATATATCAGATGATTGGACAATGCAACAACAATCAGCTGAGAAAACAAATCTTAGAACTATTCCAGCTCTAGATGAAGATAAAAAAGTTGGATCATTTGTACTTTATTATAAAGACCCAGCTAAGAAGGCAAGGAAAGAACATGGAGTATATCCTAAGCCTGTTTATCAAGGTGGATTAACAGCTATTCAAACTGATGTTGATATCTCTAAATTCAACATGTATGAGT